ACGAAATATATAAAAGTGTGAGCGAAATTTTGAAAACAATTTTGTCGAATAATATCAATTCTCCTCTCCATGCAATCAAGTTGCATTGTCGAGTTCGAATTGATATTATAACCTCCAAAATTGCAGTTTTCAAAATTTCGCATCACGCTTTTTTATTTCCGTTATTAAATTTTGCTTGTCGGTGCGAGCTACTTGTGTTTAAGTTTTTAAAGGCTGCTTACAAAATAATCGTTAACAGTTATTTTTATATCTTCTGTATTAAATTTTTATCTTAGTTTTTTCTTATAATTATGTAAATATTTTACTTATATCCCTTCAAATTTTTGTACGATATAGAAAAATTGAAATTTCAATGCTTCCAAATTTACTCAAATTTTTTAGAAAAAAGTTAAAAAAATTTTTTTATCTGGATATGTTGGAAATAGATAATCTCAGAATAAAATAGTAAATACAGAAGTTTATACTTGTTTTTATTTGTTTTTAGTGGGTATTTATTATATAGATTATCGACAATGTGAATTTTGAGATTGAAAAATAAAAAACAAAAATTTTTTGTGGGTAATTTCTGTTATAATATATTATTGTGTGAAAGAACGAAAAAGAAAATTGAAAAGGGAGGATATTTTGGATGAAGGTTATAAAGAGAGATGGTAGTACGGTTCCTTTTGATAGAACGAAGATAGAAGTAGCTATTTTAAAAGCTATGAAAAACGGAAGTGGTATATATATTCCGGAGATAGCTTCAAATATATCAATAGATGCTGAAAAACATTTTGAAAACTTCAAGCCTACACCTACTATACATCAGATAGAGGTGTATGTTTACGAAAGATTAATTCACTATGGTCAGAAGGAAACTGCAAGAGCTTATGAAGGATATAGAGCTGTTCAGTCTTTCAAAAGACATGTAAATACTACTGATGAAAATATACTTGGATTAATAGCAAAAACAAATGAAGATATTTTAAAGGAGAATTCTAACAAGAACTCTATAATAGCTTCTACTCAGAGAGATCTTATCGCTGGAGAAGTTTCTAGAGATATAGCTAGAAGAAAGTTAATTCCTCCTCATATAGTACAGGCTCACGATGAAGGAGCTATACATTGGCATGATATGGACTATACTTTACAGTCTATATTCAACTGCTGCTTAATAAATATACAGGATATGCTTGATAACGGAACTGTTATAAATGAAAAGATGGTTGAGTCACCAAAATCATTCTCAACTGCTTGTACAGTTACAACTCAGATAATGGCTCAGGTTGCAAGTAATCAGTATGGTGGACAGAGTATAACAATAAAACACTTAGCACCATATTTAAGAAGAACTTACGATAAATTCTTCAAAATGTATATGGAAAAATATAATAACGAAGAGTTAGCAAAAGATATAGCTCACGATATGATGATGAAGGATTTAAAAGACGGTGTCCAGACGATAAGATACCAGTTATCTACACTAATGACAACTAATGGTTAATAAAATGGCCGTCCATATTGGAAACATTATGGATTATGAGATGGTGAACCTAGAAATCTAGGGTGTGTGTCTTAAGACATGCTATCGGTGAATACTAAGGTTAAACGAGGTGACACATGATAATCTATAAAGCAACAAACTTAATCAATAATAAAACTTACATTGGTCAAACTGTATTAGATTTAAATACTAGAAGAAGACAACATGAAAATAGTTACAAATATAAAAGTTGTTATGCTTTTTCTAGAGCTATTAAAAAATATGGCAAAGAGAATTTTAAATGGGAAGTAATAGACACAGCAACTACAATTGAAGAGCTCAATGAAAAAGAAAGCTACTACATTGAATTTTATAAAAGTTTAACTAGTCAAAATGGTTATAACCTAAAAGGTGGAGGAGATAATTCTTTTTTAACAGAAGAAGTTAAACAAAAGATTTCTAAAGCACAGTTAGGAGAAAAGAATCATATGTTTGGTAAAAAAGGTGAATTAAGTCATTCATCAAAAAGGGTTAAAAACATTACTACTGGAAATATATATGGAAGTGCGTCAGAATGTGCTGAAAAAGAAAGTATTAATTTTTCGCATGTCTGTGCTGTATGTAGAGGAGATAGAGGTTCTACTAATAACTGTGTATACAGATACATTGATGATGAAGGAAATATAATTCAACCAGAGAATAGTGCAAGTATAAAAAACAGACCAGTAAGAAATATTGATACCGACGAAATATTTAATACCGCTCAAGAAGCTGAAATATATTACACAGGTAAGAAGAGTGGAAATTTGAATAGAGTTTGTAAAGGTCAGAGAAAGACTTTTGCAGGTTATAGATGGGAATATGTATAAAGGTTTAATTATGTTAATACCGAGCCAAGTCTATAAGAAATTATAGAAAGGTGTAACGACTAAATTGGGTGAAATCCCTAAGAGGAATAATGTGAAAGCCATTGTTCCGTAGCGCCATCTACCTAAGTTACTTTATGTAATATGGTAAAGAGATAGTCTAGTCTTTATAGAAATATAGAGAGGGGAACGCAGGCCCCATTTGCTACAATATATCTTGAAATAGAAGAAGGAAGCGAATACGAAGAAGAAATGGCTCTTATCTGTGAAGAAATGATAAGACAGAGATTAGAAGGTATGAAAAACTATAAAGGACAGCAGATTGGTGAAGCTTTCCCTAAATTAGTTTACCTATTAGATGAACACAACTGCCTAGAAGGTGGAAAATACGATTATATAACTAAACTTGCGGCAGAATGTACTGCTAAGAGATTAGTTCCTGATTATCAGAGTGCTAAGATAATGAGAAGCAACTACGAAGGAAATACATTCCCTCCAATGGGTTGTAGAAGCCATTTAAGTCCATATAAAGATGAAAATGGAAACTACAAATGGTATGGAAGATTTAACCAGGGTGTTGTTTCATTAAACTTACCACAGATAGCTATAATGGCTGATAAAAATATGGATATGTTCTGGAATATATTAGATCAGAGATTAGAGTTATGTAAAGAAGCTCTTTTAGTTAGACATAATATGTTAAAAGGAACTTTATCAGATGTTTCTCCAATTCACTGGCAGCATGGTGCAATAGCTAGATTAGATAAAGGAGAAAAAATAGACAAACTTCTTGAAAATGGATATTCAACTTTAAGTTTAGGATATGTTGGAATACATGAAATGGTTCAGTCTATGTTAGGTGTTAGCCACACTACTGAAAAAGGTGAAAAATTTGCACTAAAAGTTATGAATCATTTAAGAAAGAAATGTGATGAATGGAAAGCTGAAACAGGATTAGGATTCGGACTTTACGGTACTCCAGCAGAAAATCTTGTTTACAGATTCTGTAGAATAGATAAACAGAAATTCGGTGAAATACCAAACGTTACTGACAAACTATACTACACTAACAGTTACCATGTAAATGTATGTGAAGAAATAGATGCGTTTAGTAAGTTAAAATTTGAAGCTCAGTTCCACGCAATAAGCTCTGGTGGATGTATTTCGTACATCGAGGTTCCAGATATGAGTAGAAACTTAGAAGCTGTTGAACAGGTTATAAACTATATATACCACAATATTCAGTACGCTGAAATAAACACAAAACCAGATGTTTGCTACAAATGTGGATATACTGGAGAAATAAAATTAGATGAAAATCTAGAATGGTATTGTCCTTCTTGTGGAAATAGAGATGAAGCAGATATGCAGGTTATGAGAAGAACTTGTGGATATATAGGAACTAATTTCTGGAATAAAGGTCGTACTCAGGAAATTGGGGATAGAGTACTTCATTTATAGGAGATGATTTTTAGAGAATGAGATATGAAAAAATAAGAAAATTTGATGTGTCTAATGCACCAGGTGTTAGATCGACATTATTCGTGACAGGATGTACTCACGATTGTAAAGGCTGCTTTAACAAGGAACTGCAGGATTTTGGAGCTGGAGAGGTTTGGACTCAAGAAGACGAGGACAATTTTGTTTCTTATGTAAAGAATGACAATGTTGTCGGAGTTAATATTTTAGGTGGAGAACCAATGCAGCAGGTTATGGATGACTGCCTTCCAAATCTGTTAAAGAGAGTTAAAGAAGAAACTGGTAAAAGCATCTGGCTTTGGTCTGGATATTTACTTGAACAGATTCTTGAAGATGAGAAAAGAAGAAAAATTTTAGAATATGTAGATGTGCTAGTGGATGGAAGATTTGAGATTGATAAGAGAAATATAAATCTTAAATATAGAGGATCTGAGAATCAGAGAGTTATTGATGTCAAAAAGACATTGATGAGTGATTCTGTAGTGCTTTATGATTTTGAAGAAATTTTGTAAAATTATTTTAGAATTATAAAAAATAAATAAATATATTAAAAATAGTAAAGTGTACAGCTTTTTAAAATAAGGTTGTACACTTTTTTTATTTATTTTTTTAGGATATGATTTTTTGATTTTTTAAAAATAGAGTTTTTCTTTTTTAAATATTTCAAAATAATTTAAGTGTGAAGTTAAAAATATTAAGAAGTTATGAAACTTTTGAATGCATAGTGAATTTTTTGTGGTTTTTCTATAGATTTTTTTGATTGAATACTTTAAAATAGGGTAGATATTTAATAGCGTAAAATAAAATATAATTTGTGTAGAAATTAATAGAAAGATTCGAATGTTTTAGGGGAATTCGAGTTGGTATGTTAATAAAAATTTTTTGAGGTTTAGGAGGTATTTAATGAAGAAAGTAATTTCAGGAGCATTGGCAGCAGCAATTATAACGAGCAACCTGCCACTACGGGTTTTAGCAGAGGAAGTTAACCCGATTGTTGAAGCAACAGATAGTACTGTTGAGCAGGAAAAAACTAGAACGGGATATATAGAGGTAGATATAAACTTAGATATGCCTATAAAATATAGTGATAGTTCTAAAATAAACGTCGTTTTAAGTGAGAGTGATTCAATATCTAATCCTATTTTATCTGTAGAATTAGGAAAAGCAGGTAATTATGATAGTAACGGATATTCTTATTCAGTTGAAGCGCTTGGCTATAAAGGAGTTGAAGAAGTTAAAGACGGAGGAAAGGTATACGTTTATAAAGTTAGATTTAATAATCTTACAGCAGCTAAAGGTAAAAATTATAACATTAATATAAATGGTAATGGGTTTAGAGGTATTGCAAGTGATATTGAGCTAAATGAATTCTCTAAAAAAGTAGTTGTAAACAATTTATATAATAGTGATAGTGCAAATATGTTATTTGGGAATATAAATAACGACAATGTAGTAGATGATAAAGACTATGAAACTATTTTTAATCATATTGGTACATCAGATGAGAAATATGATTTAAATAGAGATGGAAAAGTTGATATAACAGATCTTACTTATGTACATAAAAATTTAAATAAAAAGGTATCAGAAACATTAAAAACAGAAAACGTGGTACAGACGATAGATGTTGAAAAAATAGAACTTGAAAAAAGTGAAAATTTAACAGTAACAGGTTCTGTAAATGATTTACTAACTGGGTCAAATAATGGTTTAACAATAGAAAAAAAAGGAGAAGATTCTGCGAAACCGTTAGAAGTAAGTTTAAATCTTACTGGTTCAGAGAATACGCCTGGTGAGGATAGTACTACACCACAGTATGTAACAATGCAGACAATTGTTATAAAAGGTGGAAAGGTTGCTCCAACTGAAGGAACAGTTGTTGTAACAGATAGTGATGGAAAAGAAGTGAATTATGATTTTGGTAAAAATAATTCTAAACCAGAGGCAAAATCTTTCAATTTATTAAGAACAGAAAACAATGATACAACGACAGATAACAATAAAAAAGAAAATAAAAATATAGTAATAAATCTTAACAATAAGGTAGCAGTTGCAAAGATAACTATAAAGATAACTAATACTACTAAAGGTGATAGAAGTCTTGCTGATATAGCAAAAATTGAATTTATAAATGATGTTTATAAAGAAGCACAAAAACCAGATATGAATATACCAAAAGTAACTGAGGTAGAAACTAG